CCGTAGCCGATGATCTCGTGCATGCTGGCCCAGCCGTAGGTGGCCTTGTTAGCGGCCTTCCAGGCGTCGTCGGTAGTGCGCGAGCGCGCTAGCTTGATGCGCTCCTCTGTGGCCTTCTTGAAGTCGTCGTCTTTGATCAATTTGCATTCCAGCATGGTGCCCCCATAGCAAAACGGGGAGGGCCTCAAAGCCCTCCCCGTCTCGTCGCCCCTCGCGCCGCCCCCAAGCTTTTTAGCACATAAAAAAGCACATCTCGTCGTCAGCCTGGTAGGCCGAGAACTTCATTCCAGCGTCGTACGCCGAAATGCCCTGCCGGTCCTGATAGGTCATGCCGCTGTACTGGGTGCTGGGAGCCAGGCACCACACCGTGTTGCCCGCCGCCGTGCCGACCCGCATCTGAAACGGCATCCGCGTCGCGTTGCGGAGCATGCCCCAGAAGTCGTAGTTCGCCACCAGATCGGCCTCGGGATTGACCCCGCCTTCCGGCTTCCGGCCCACGATCCGGGTGCCGATGTAGCCCTGGGATGAGCTGACGTCGGGCCGGATTTGGATGTCGTTGCCCTGGTTGAAGGTGAACTTCTGCACCACGGCATTGAAGTCGGTCAGCCGCAGCCGCGCCAGTTCGACCTGGCTGGGCAAGGTCTTCTCGAACACCGGGCTCGGCAGCGACGCCGCGTCCACCGGAGCCTGGTAGGTGCCGGTAAACGTCCACTTGATGCTGGCATAGTTGCCCGCCTCGGCCGTGACCTCGAAGGTCCCGAACGCGCCCGGCATGGTGTGCTTGACCCGGTCCTTGTGCATCACCAGCGTGATGCTCTCGAAAAAGTCCGAGATCGGCAGCAGTTTCAGCCCCGCAGGGGCCAGCCACACCACGTACTTGTCGCCCTGGGTCAGGTTGCCGGTGAAGGCCGGGGTCAGGGTCAGGCCCTTGGTGCCGATGGTGAACACCGAACCCGAGGTCACCGCCGCTGCCGCTACGCCTTCGCCTGCCGTATCCGAGGTCACCGTGATCTCGGCCGTCCCCGACGCACCCCCGGTGGTCACCTCCAGATAGTAGGCGATCATGTCGGAAGTGGTGGCGACGTCAGTACCACCGGCCAGCGTGGCCGCCCCCCAGGCGGTATTGGTGCCGCTTTCGGTGGTGGCGATGCTGTTGGCGCTGTCCCCCGCCAACTTGGCGGTGACGGTAACGGCCCCCGACGAGTTTGATGCCGCGACGTCGTCATTGATCAGCGTGTTTGCGCCGTAGACCGTGCCTTCGCCGGGACCCCGGTTGATCGCTGCCGCCAGGTTGTCACCCGACGCGGTGATGGTGCCGCCGATCAACACCTCGTTGGCGGCCCCGGTTAGCGCCGACTTCCAGGTGTAGGTCCGCGAACCGATGGTCACGGTGTCATTGGCCGCCGGAACCCCGGTGGAGATCGTCAGCGTGCCGGTCGCGAAGGCCCCGGAGCCGAGGCTCCAGGCAATCGGGTTGGCGATATCGCCAATGTTGAAGGGGCCGATGGCCCCCGGGTCCGGGCAGGCGGTCAGCTTGTAACCACAGGCCCGGAACAGGCGCGCGATAATCGGGGCGTCGGTGAGGACGCCCGAGTTCTGCTTGCCATTGCCGCGCAGCTCGGTCGTGAACTCCATCTTCGCCAGCATGCGGCCGACGATGTGGGAGATCGGCGACAGGGTGTCGCGGGTGAAGTTGCGCTCCAGCACGTTGGGGTCGGCGGAATAGGTCGGATCAGCGACCAGAATACCGTCACTGTTACCCACCGAGGCGGCGGAGTTGTACGTCGTCTCCATCGCCCCCTGGACCACTGCGCGTCGCGTAAGAAGCACCGTCATAGCTGTGTTCTCCTATCCGGTTGCCTCTTACTGCGCCACGACGCTGAGCGGCTTAGTCGGGGCTCCCGTCCCGGTCATGCCGTTCAAGGTCGCCGCCAGCGTGGAGTTGTTGTTGCGGATCACCACCAGCGCCGCATCGACTTCGGTGTCGAGCAACGTCGGGGTCCCGGTTGACCCACCCACGCCCGTCCCCGTCGCCGCGATGTTGGAGATGGTGGTGGACTTGGTGCCGCCGAGCGCGTCGGTGAGCGGGTCGAGCCCGAAGAAGCCGACCAGGTCGTTGATGCCCTGCGCCAGCGAGGACTGGGCGTTCTTGATCTTGCCCAGGCGATCCAGCGCCGAGACCTGATCCACCGCCGAGGTGCCGGAGCTGCCGTCCACTGCGCTCAGATCGACCGCCTGCGATGACAAGGTGCCGTCCACCGTCGCCCCGGTGCTGTCGGTGTAGGGGGCCAGGCCGTAGCGCCGCCGCAGCACGTTCATGCGGGTGGCGACTTCGGACAGGTTCTCTTCGATGATCCCGAGCGCGGTGTCGAAGCCTGCTTTCGGCGACGACGTGGTGGCCGCACCGTTGGCCGGGGTCGGCATGGTCAGCGCCGCCAGCCCGGTGGACGCGGTGCCGCCCGAGCTGTCGGTGAGGTCGGACAGGCCGCCCTGCACCATGGCCGAATTCCAGGCGTAGGCAATCGAGGCCAGGTTGTTGGCCACCGCTGCGAGGAAGGCATCGACCACGGTCTTGGCCACCGAGGCCACGCCGTCCGCCGACGCCGAGGTCGCGGTGATCGCGGTCAGCGCGTAGTCCGACGGCATCCCCGCCATGGCGGCGATGTCGAGCGGCTCCTCGCCGATGGCGACCAGAACCTCGTTGGTGGCGCGGGCCAGGCGGTAGACGTTCTTCTTGGCCTGGGTCAGTGCCGTCACCGCCGAGGTGAAGGTCGGGGTCGTGTTGCCGGTGCCACCGGTACCGGTGAGGTCCTGGGCCGGGATGGTGTCCGCCGCCGCAACAGTGCCGGAAGCATGGCTCAGGATGTCGAGGCCGAGCCGTGCGCGGACGTTGTTGAGCGACTGCACCAACACCGCGCCAGCATTTTCCAGCTTGCCGAGCGAGGTGTTGAGCGCGGACGACGTGACGCCGCCAGCGGCCGAGGCGTCGAACGCGGCGGTCGGTACCGTCATCGCGACGATTGCGCCGCCGTTGGTGCCGGTGGAGTTGTCGGTCAGGTCCGCCACCTGGGCGACCTCGACCTTGATGCGGGCATGATCGATGGCCAGCCCCCGGACCGCCGCCGCGAGCCCATCAGCTCCGGCGTCATAGACCTTGGAAGCGCCCGAATACGTGTCTTTCTTCACCTTGATCGCAGTCATGTTCAGAGCATCCTTTGTTGATGCGGCACACAGCGTGCCTCTGAAGACTGCCTGAGCTTTACACGAGCACGATCCCTGCACAAAATGCGTTCATGACGCTTGGTGCAGCCCCAGAACCGGCAGTGCAATTAATTGCACTTTCAGATCGACGGGTCGGGGTCGTAGATCGACTGCATATTGTGGCGATACAGCACTTCCCAGGTCACCGTGCCCTTGACCGAGCGGTCGGCATAGGTGTCGAGATCGACGCTGTTATCGACGTCGTCACACATGATGGCGAGGCCGCCCAGCGTGCTGTCGTCATACATGATCTGGGTCACCACCCCCAGCAGCCGCTCAGCGATGACGGCGGGGTCCTCGTCGCCCTGGTTGATGGTGTAATGGAATTCGACAATGACCTTGAACCGGGGCTCACGCAACGGAAACAGCAGGGTCTTGACCTCCTTGTCGGCGACGATGCCGATGGCCGACCGCTTCCTGAAATCCTGATTGCCCAGCGGCCCCAGCTTCACCACGTCGAACTGGATGCCGTAGTGCTTCTGGCCGGTCGGCGGCGTCGGGTTGTCCACCGCAGCGGCGTAATTGGCCACGAACACGTCAAGCAGGCTCTTGCGGACGGTGTTGTCCTGGAAGGTATTGGTCATGCTCAGCCCATCTGTTGGGAAAATTCAGACACCACCATGTCGGCGGCCTTGCCCAGGAAATAGGGGATTTGTGTCGTCAGTTCCTTGGCCATCCCGAGCCGCGCCGGGATTTTGACCTGGTCCTTGAGCACGTAGAGCGGCACGATCTCGCGGCCCCGGCGCTGGAAGATGATCAGGTTGCCCTTACGGCTGGTGGCGACGAAGGTATTGCGCCACTGCCGGGCGAACGGCGGCGAGGTGCCACTCTGGCTCAAGGCGGCGGGCAGCGGGATGGTCAGCATCTTGCCGCCCGATGACGTCATGGTGCCACCGTACTCGTGGATGTAGAGCTGGCTGCTGCCGCCGATGGCCCCCTTCAAAGTCTCCCACGTCGTGCCTGTTACCGTCACCGAGCGCAGGATGCTGTCGGCCGACCGCCCAGTGCGCCTGCTGATCGAGGTCGCGGTGGTGCCGCCCGGCCAGGACTTGCTGTTGCGGTCGTACAGCACCAGAGCGACGTGCTCCAGGTAATCCTGCAGCGCCTGTCGCCCCTGCCGGGCGCTGCCCTCCCAGGTCTTCTTGAACAGGTCCATGACCTCGTCCAGCCCGGAGATCGCGTCGGGGTAGGTCCTGCCGCGAAACTTGAGCTGGAGCTGGGCGACCTGGGCAGGCATCTCACACCGGCAGCAGTGCGGCCGGGGCGTAGCGTATCCGGCTGGAGATCAGGTATTTCAGCTGGGTGGACAGCGTCTTGGTGTCGATCTTGATGTCGGCCTCGGTCACCATCGGGTGATCCGCCAGCAAAATCTTGGCCTGCACCCGGGCGGCGTCCTGCAGCCACTTCGGCACCTGGGACAGGTTGTACATATTCGGGTTGCTGTTGTCGGGGTCGAACCCGGCGACGTACACCGCCTTGACGAAACTGCTGCTGTAATCGGTGACGTGATCCTTGATCACCCCCTTGTCGCTGAACAAGGTCACGGTGCTGGACAGATCGATGTCCGAGGTCCCGAAGTCGGTGGGCTGGCTGGCGAAGCTGATCGCGGTCAGCGCCGAGACGAACCCGGTGGAGAGCCTGAACTCGGTTTGGCCACTGGCCCCCCCGCGAATGATGCCGTCCCCGAACGTGGTCTGCTGCTCGAACACCGCCCCCATCCGCACGGCGGGCTCCTGGACGAAGAAGAATTCCGTCCAGGTCTTCTTGGTGAAGTCGCTGGTCAGCGTGGAGGCCAGCATCGACGTCGCGGTGTCGAGGGCATCGTTGATGGCATTGTTGATATCCGCCATGTCGCTGAAGCCCAGCGAGGACCTGACAATTTCGGGATCAGCAAGGTACATCAACGTCCCCCTTCAATCAGGCTTCAACAGCCTCTTCCTCGTCTTCCGCCATCCCGGCGAGGTCTTCCCCGGTGTCGAGCAGCTTGTCGGCTTCCGCCGCCTTGCCCTTACGGGTCAGGGTGATCTTGCCCCGCGCCGGTTTGGCGTCCCCGGCAGGCAGCTTGGGCTTGAGCGCCAGATCGCGCTCTTCCGAGGTGACCTGCCAGCCCAGCATCGAGGTCAGGATGCGGGCATCCGGCTTGCCATCGGCGGTGAAATTGTCGTCGTCATCGACGTTGAGATCGGCGATGGCGTCGCGAATGGCGTCAAGCCGGTCCGCCAGCACGCCGGGGCGGCCCTTCATGTCGCCTTTGCCTTCCTGCGACGGTTGGCGGATCGCTTCCCCGGCGACCAGATCGATCTTGAACCGTTTGTCCTGCAGCAGCTCCCGGCACACATCCATCGGGATGTCATCACGCGGCGCGTTGCGCTCGAACAGATATCCTTGCGTGAAAATCCGTAACGGGCCGTCTTTTCTCAACCGTACAATGGGCATGCTTGCTCTCCTTAGCGTGGGCCCAACCTGACATATAAAAACACGGGACCCAGCGTGAAAGCCAGAGCCCGTGCTCGTTGGTGGGTCGATAGTAGAACCCCCGGTCAGGGGTCAACCGATCACTGGCCGATGTTCTCGTAGACCACGACGGCCTCGGCCTCTTCGATCTGCACCGCCACGCGGCAGGTCAGAACGATGATGTAGACGCGCGCCGAAATGTCCTTGTCAAACTCCATCGAGACCTGGCGCTGAATGCCGAAGATCAGGTTCAGCGGGTCGGTCATCAGGCCGTCGGTCTCCGGCATCAGCTGCACCGGGCTGACCGGGGTGCCGTAGGCATAGGCCTGCAGCTCACCGGTCACCATGCCGTCACCGAGCTGGCCGACGCGGTTGGCCAGGGTGTCGCGGTATTCGATCTCGTTGTTGTTCGAGACGAAATTCCGCATCGCGCCCTTGTTGCGCAGGTACTGCTTCGGCAGGGTCTTGATGCCGTTCTTGAACATGGTCTTGGAGACCGTGGCGCTGCCGTTGTCTACGACGTTGCCGTTGGTCTTGGCCAGTTTGAGCCAGCCGTCGAACTGCGACATGTAGTCCTGGTCGTCGCTGTCACCCGAAGTATAGGTGGTGTCGGCGAGCAGGCACAGCTCCTCCAGATCGAGCGCCGAACGCTCTGCGATCATGTCGATGATGGTCTGGCGCAGGCCACCAGGGCCGGTGTTAGACGCCTCGTTGTTCGCCGCCGTGGCGCGCTCGATATTGTCTTCGAGCACGTCGTAGGGCAGCCGCACCTCGGCGATCTGCTCCTGGGTGTCCAGCTCCAGCTGGCTGGTGGTCGGCTTGGAGCGCTGGTTCTGGGTCAGCGCCGTGGCCGATACCGCCTTGCGCATGATGCGGGTGCCGAAGCCGATCTTGTTGATCTTGCGCTTCGACGCCTGCATCTCGACGATCCGGCACTGCCGGATCAGGGTCGGCTGCTTGATCAGCTTGCGGATGAAGCTCGCACCCTGTTCGGGGCTGAGCACGCCGCCGTTCGCCGCAAAATCAGCGATGGCGAGGTCGGCCTTCTGGAGAAGAGTTTTGTTCGACATTTTTAGCCCCGTTTCAGGATGTGCCTATGAAATCACGCCAACTGTGAACTTAGTGGTGCCGTCGGCCGTTGTACTCGACCCGCTTTTCCGACGGGAACGACTTCTCGAAGAAGTCGCGCGACATCAGCGCACTGTCGAGCAGCGGCGGCACGTTCTCCGCCGTGTCGTCGGTCTTCTGCACCCCGGTGCGACGATCATCGCCGTCGTCGGAGCCCAGCACCGTCCCCGCCAGCGCGTCGTCGGTTTTCTTCAGCGCGGCGGTCAGCCTGGTGTCCATTTTCTGGACTTCGCCTGCCACATGCTTCTTGATCTCGTCGGTGGTGCCGGAGAGCATCTGCTTCATCTGCTCCATCAGCGCCGCCATGCCGTCGGTCTTGATCACCTGCTCGGTGCTGGGATCGGCCTGCTGGGCCCCCGCCCCGGACTGCCCGTCGGGCAGCTTGCGCGCCGCATCCGTGGTCGCAGCGGCATCGCCCTCGTTCTTCTTGACAGCGACGGCCGGTACGGTCTCGTTCGGCTTCTTCTTGGCATTGTTGTCGGAGTTGTTATCCTCCGCCGTGGCCTTGGCGCTCTCCTGCGGCGTCGCCGCCGCAACCCCGGAGCCGTCCCCATCGACCTTCTTGGCTTTCTTCTTGCTGCCGTCGGCGTTCTCGGAAGCGTCGTCCGCGCCACCGTCCTTCATGTCCTCAGCCGCCTTGCCCTTGGCGGCCTTGCGCAGCGCGACGTCGGCCTTGAAGGCGCTCTCCGGCAGGCCCTTGGCCATGCCGACGATGTAGTCGCCAAAGTCCGCAGCAGCCGACTTGATCGCGGCGGCGGCGGCCTTCGGATTGTCGGCCTTTTCCATGATGTTGTACATGGTGCGGGACAGCATGTCCTGGGCGACGCACAGCGACGGGATAAACGCGCCCTTCGACATGATCTCCTTGAACGAGGTGCTCTCGAAGTCCCAGCCGTCGAACGACTTCATGATGCCGGTGACCGCCAGGGTGACCTGATCGTCGAGCTTGACCAGCTTGGCCTGGCTGTCTTCCTTGAGCAGCGCGGTGCCGTTGTCGATCTCGAAGGTGATCGCGTCGTCCCCTTCGGTCTTGGTCATCTTGGAGAGGTCGATCCCCGCCCCGGCCAGGACCGGGGTCAGTGCCGCCAGGTCGGCGGACTTGGCCACCACGACGGCGGCAATCTTCGGGGTGCGATCCGCCTTGGCGAACAGTTCCCGGGTGGCACGGTGAAGGTCGATACCCATCTCGTCCTCGCTTTTGGTAATTCGGAAAGGAACTCGGTTGGCCCCACGCTTAACCAGCGCAACAATATTGACGTCGGGCTCGCTCAACTCATTGGCCTTGATCGTGAACTTGCTCATGCCGCGACCTGCCTTACTTCCATCACCCCTTCAACGAAGCTGAAACGGTGGTTGTGATCGTCTGCGTCGTCGGTCACCGTGCCCCGGCTGATCTTATGGACGTGGCCGTCGGGTCCGGGAGAGGTTTCGCCGCCCAGGAAATTGCCCTGGTCGTCGAACTTGACGTAAAAAGTATGGGTGTGCGCCTCAGTCTCCGAGGTCTCACCCTTGAGGATGTCGGGCATCTCGATCTCCAGCATCGCCTCGGACTTGTAAGCGTTGCCGTCGATGGAAAAGCCGTTGATGTCGCCCTTCTTGATCGCGCCCCAGGTCTCACCATCGGGGACCTTGACCCCCAACACCCAGGCTCCTTCTATGAAATCCGGGTCGTCCTTGCGGACGATGAAGCTCTCGACCACGTAGCAGCCGTTCTTCTCCCGGCTGTGTTCGGTGTCGAAGGCGTACATGTCGCCCTTGGCCATGAAACCGTAGGCCATGTCGCGCACCGCCTCGGCCGACATGAAGTCCTTCTGGCTGTCCGGCAGGCTGTTGGGGATGTAGACCTCGCCCCAGACGATCTGCAGCTCTTCGTCAGCCTTCTTGATCGGCATTGACCGCGCAGTCGTTTGAGCGGTGTTAACCCGTCCAAACGCCGCATCCTTGATCAATTGCACCTTGTGGCTCACGCCCCCAACCCCATCGCGTGTTCGCGTCAGGATTGACTATAGCACCCCCATCAACCCCGCAACGCTTTGTGCAATTAATTGCATTTTGACGGTACGACTAATAAACCGGGGTTTTTTGTCTCAATTTCTGTCGCGTGCTACTCGGCCGCGACCAGATGCGGGCCTTTTTTCATCGACAGCCGGTCAAACACCGCGAGGACTTCGAGGGCCTCGTCCTCATCCAATTCACGTAATTGATCAAAACACTCACCCACAGCGGCAAAATCCATCTTCTGCAGCGCCGCCATGGTGTCGCGCACCAGCATCTCGATCTCGTCCTCGGTCTTGGTGACCTTGGGGTTGCGCACCGGGGAGGCTTTGGGCTTGGTTGTCTCGCTGTTGCTCTGGGCCTTGCCGTTGCCGCTGTTGACCTTGATCCCGGCGCGTCCCGACCGCGCCACCTGACTGCCCCCGGGCACCGCCGCAATCGGCGGCCCTGCTGGAATGGTCTGCGGCACCGGCAGCGTGGTCGAGACCTTGAGGCGCAGCCCAACGGTCTGGTTGAGGGCGTCGAACAGGTCCTTGGCGTCGATTTGCTGGCTGGCCTGGGCGATCTCCAGCCCCTGCAGCTTCAAGGTGGCATCCTCGATCTGCATCGGCTTCGACTTCATCAGGTAGCCCTTGTAGCCCATCTGCGGCAGCACCTTGGCCGAGATGATCTCGTCGAACTCGTCGCGCTCCGGCTTGAACACCTGGGCCTCGGCCACGGTGTAGCTGGCGAAGGCGGTGGCGAACGAGTAATCGGCGGCCTGGCCCAGGAAGATCGGCGGCAGGCGGAAGCCGCGCCGGATGCGGACCTCGCACTTGTCGTCGTACTTCTCGAACATGCTGTCGGACTGCTTCTCGCTGCCGAAGCGCTCCACCACCACCTTGGAATTGTTGGGACTGTCGAAACTCCCCACCGGCTCCATCTCGATGACCTGGACCCGGTTCTTCTTCTGGGCTTTGCCCGACATCTTCTGTTCCAGCACCTTGCGGCTTTCAGCGGCGAGCACGCCGCCCTGCAGGAACACGATCACCGGAGGGATGCCGCCATTGTCGAAGAAGTCGAGGTTGAACTCCTCGGCCTTGCGCGAGCCCAGCACCGATGGCAGCTCGGCGATCCACTTCGGCACCCCGTACGGGGTGTGGGCGTCGGGCAGGTCGATGAAGTGTAGAATTTCAGTGGCGCGCTTATTGGGAAGCACGCGCTGCCCGGGGGCAGCCCACTTGCCGGTGTCCTTGTCGAGGTCGAGCGGGCAGCCGAACTCCTTGAAGTAGCGCAGCTGCACGCCCTTGACCACCTGCACATAGCGGCGATAGCGCTTCATCACCGTGACCTTGACGTCGGTGCCCTTGCGGCGCAGCGTCACCTTCTCCGGCTTGGGGTCGTCGAGCTTGCATAGCCGCATCATCTTGGCATCGACGTGCCGCGCCAGCATGATGTCGTCGTTCAGATTGCGGCTGAACTCCAGATAACCATTCCCAGTACGTTCAATATCACGTCGAAGGGCCTTGCTGGTCGTAACAAAGCTTTCACCAGGCCACGGCTCGGTGAAGAAGTCCCACAGCTCGGCGATCTTGGGGTCTTTCTGTTCATTGGGGTTCTCGTCTGATCCCGGGGCGTCCTTGACAAAGTCGAACCCGGTCCCCGCCACGTTGACCACCATGGCCTCGACGCAGGGTCCCAGGGTGTTGTTCTCCTGGCAGAGCCGGTCCAGGGTGCGCAGGTCGTAGGGCGGCTGGATCACGCCCCGGTCGCCGTTAGCCCCGATGTACAGGTTCTGGAAGTCGTCTTCCGGCTCGAAGGCGTTGGACACCACCGCCCGGGCCGGGACCTGCCACTGGGTCAGATCGGGGTCGATCTTGCGGATCGCATAGGCCGGGCGCTGGCGTTCAGCTTGCTCAGCAGCGACCGGTGCCGGGTCGGACTTCTTGACAGGGATTTTTATGGTCATGGCTCGCCCAGGCTGGTTGAGAGTTGCAACCTAGCCCGGGTGACCTCAAGCCGCAATCGGCAGCTTCTTGACGTGGGCCAAATCAAGCCCCGCCTCGGCCTCGGCGGTGAAGCGCAGCTGCGGCTCCCAACCCACTTCCTTGAACGGCAACTCGGCCATGATGTCGCAGGCTTTCTGCATCACTTCCAGCTCTTTGCCCTGCTCGACATAGGCGATAAAGGCGTCGTGGATCATGGCGACGATCTCGATCTGCCCCGGCAGCGCCGCTTCGATCCGCGCAATCGCCCACAGCATCATGTCGGACAGCGTGGACTGGATCGGCGAGTTGATGGCCTGGCGCTCGGCGCGGGCTTTGACTTCGCGGTCCCAGGCCCGGATGGTCGGCAAATGCCGGATGCGGCCCAGCGGCGAGCGCACCATCTCCCAGTGCCTGACCAGTTTCTTCTGCTTGTCGTGGTAGGCGATCAGCCCCGGATACAGGGTGAAGAACATCTCCCGGATCACGGTGGCCTCTTCCAGGGTCAGCTTCAGATTGTAAGAGGCCCAGGCGTAGGCGATCAGGCCTTCTGCCGACATACCGTACAGCAGCCCAAAGTTGGCGGGCTTGGCGCGGTCGCGCAGGTACTTGAACTTGCCCGCCAGGGTCTTGGTGTTGGCGTCATGGGGGGCGTCGAGCCACGGCTCCTCCTTCAGGTTCTCCAGCTTCATGAAGGCGTCGTAGGACATGCCGCCCAGCCGGGCCCCGGTCACCGCGTGGAGGTCGAGGCCTTTGAGGTAGGCGTGGATCATCGCCTCCTCATTGCCGACGCACGCCACCACCTTGAGTTCGCCCTGGATGTAGTCGGCCGAGCACAGCACCTTGCCGGGCGGGGCGTTGAAGCACTCGCGAATACGCTTGGCCCACTTGGTCTTCTTCGGGATCAGCTGGATCGCGGGGTCCTTGGCTGAGAGACGGCCGGTGTTGTGGGTAACAATACCGTTTGTAACGTGCGAATGATCTTCTTCAACCGTCACCCCGTAGGTCGGTAAGTCGCCGATATAGGTGACGGATACGACCTTGGCTGTTGAAAACTGCACTGTACAATTGCGCGGCTCGCGCGGTACCCATTTCTTGAACGCCCTGATGTCGCGAACCAGCTCACGGCTAACGCCATAAATAGCAGCTAACTCTTTGTCCGTTAGGCTGCACGCCCGCATGTGAGACACAGCTTCCCAATTTACCTTGGCTTGATTGCCGTGCGCTCCTTGCCCCGTGCCGTGTTTACGCATGTCATCACGGTTTTCAACGGAGGTGCCCCACGTTAAATTGCTGAAACGGTTATCCCACGCAATACCATTTAAGTGGCGCACTTCTGGTAATTTGGACGGATTTTGCACAAAAGCCTCGGCGACGAGGCGGTGCACTGGGAAATCACGGCGATCAGGACCACGCTTCTGCGCCCCATTCCTAAATAAACAGACTTTGAGGTGCCCCCACTTACCCTTTGGGTATTGTTGAAGGATCGTGCCTTTGGCGGAACGCACCCGACCCCAGGTCGAAACCCAGAAGGGCCAGCCTTCAATTTGCTGCCAAATCTCCGTCTCAGGCAAGACATCTACATCTTGACGCTTCTGCAATTTGTCGGCGCGCACCCAGGTGTTGCCGACCCGAAACGGATGGTTGCCTGTGCAATTAATTGCAGCGCCATTCGATAATTTTACCTGATAAACGGGTTTCACACCATTATCGACTAGTGCAAGGACCGCCCGCGACACACCGCCGTGACTAATAACCAAGTCACCCACCTTCACTTCCGTAAACGGAATGTGGCCCCGGCTAGTCATAAACAACGTGTCAGCCGTGACACAAACCGTGCCCGCATCGTCGTCTTCGTCATCATACATGCCGCCGTGAAACAACATGTAGGACGGGTGAAACCGGCCGTCGGGGCGCAGGTGTTTGAGATAACCGGTGACGAAGGTGCTGTCGGTCTTGGCGGCGACGTCCAGTTCGGTGAGCAGGTCCACCATGGCCTTGGCTTCGGGGACATCCCCGAACTTCTTCAGGTGGCTCTTGGCGGTGGAGGGCTCCTTGGTCTTTTCGGTGACGTCGATGGGGGTCAGGTTCAAGCCCGACGGTGAGAAGAAATACTCCTTGAGGATCGACGACAGGAATGGGCTCTTGCCCTTGGCGATCTGGTCGTCAATGCGGTCGCGGTGCTTGATCCGCATCTTCTGCGGCAACAGGTTCAATGCCTGGTCGGTGGTGACCTTCAAGACCTGCTGCAGCTCGCTGGACAGCGCGTGCATCTTCTCGACATCGACGCAGACCCCCCGGCGCTCGATCTTCTCGAACGCCCGCGCCGCTGGGTGCATAATGGTGATGTAAAAGTTGGCCAGCGCGTCGTCTTCGCACAGCTCGTCGCGGATCACCCCGGCCGCGCGCTGCAGCCCATCGGTGTCGCCCCCGGCATAGGTCAGAAACTCGTCATTGGCCGGGATCAGCTCCATGTGGCCCTTGTCGTATTTATCGTTGAAATCATCGTCATAACCGCCGATGTCGGTCTTCAACTTGCACAGCGCATTCAGGCTGTTGGAGCGGTTCTCGTCAAGCAGATTACCGGCCAGGATCGGATCGAACTTGAAGTTGGTGCATTCGAGCCCCCACTTCTCGGCGATCCAGATCATGTCGAACTTGCCGTTGGCGGCGACGATCTTGACCTTGGGCGAGGTCAGCAACCACTCGATTTGGCTGAACAGATCAGCGTCTGGATCAAGTTCGACAGGATGCTTCTGGGGGCCGAGGTAAAGTACGGACGCGGTGCCCGGGATTGCAGTAAACTGGATAGAGAGGATGTCACGATCCTCGTACCACGGGTAGAACGACATGCCTTCGGTATCGACCGTGACCTCGACCGCCTTGCCGGTTTTCTTGAACTCCTTCTCGACATAGTCGATCTCCCGCTGGAAGTCTTTGACCCAGCTGTACTGCCCCACCACCGGCTTCACCGTGCCTGTAGTCATCAGGCGGGTGGCCAGCCGCACGTCCCAGCCGATGGTCTGGTTTAGCTCCGGCATGTTGCTGATGATGTTGGGGTCGTAGGTCGTCATGTAGAAGCCGCCGTTGCACGGGATCGGCTTCTCCCGGGTCTGGTTGATGGTGGCCTTCTTGGCGACAATGCCCTGCTCGCGCAGCCGGGACAGCGGCTTGTCCCCGCACACCAGCACGACCTCGCCATGCCCGGGCACCGGGGCGGGGCTGCTGTCGTTATAGCTGATGAACTTGTGGGGAGGAATGTGGGGCTTCATGCCCTTGAGGGCGGCCCCGATGGTCTTGGTGATCGCGTCAGTCTTGGCCGCCGTGTAAATTTGAAGCGTAGTCATCCGCCACCCAGCTATCGTTGACTTCGTGAAATTGCTTGACGATTGCGGGCTCGACGGCCGCCACGACCTCCTGCGGCGTTTTCAAACCCTTCAGCTCGATCAGATCGTCCGGGCGCGACGGCATCTTGAAGACGTCGAGTACGAAGATCGACACGTCGGCCACCTTGCTAAAATTCGGGATCACAAGCAAGGCCAGATTGCCGAGACTGCGGCAGATCACGGCCACCCGGTCGTTTTGCTGGTCGAGCAGCGCCGAGACCACCTGCAACGGCACCTTGATCGACAGCGCCCCCAGATCGACTTTGTGCTCCGACGTGCCGTCCAGCAATAGCCCCTTCAGCTCCAACGGCATGTTGAGGATATCGGCGACGGCGAACAGTTTCTGCAAGGAACTCATTTCAGCCTCCAGGTCAGGCGATTGTCCTGGGAGCGCAGCAGGGTCCAGCGTCCCAGCGTGATCCCCAGCCAGGTCGCGGCCATCGCGATCTCGTAGAAAATCTCGTCGGTGCGGTCGATCTTGATCGACAGCACCCGCAGCTTCACCGGGTATTTCGGCAGGCCCTTGAACAGGCTGTGATCGGTGTCGATCTCGTCGCCCTCTTTCAGGTCCTTGGCTTCCTCTAGCGTGATCATTAGCCCTCCTTGGCCGGTCTGGGGTCATCTGTTGCTGCTCAGAAAATTAAGTCATGCCCATAGTCGCCGGTCATCACTGATAAAGTTGATCCAATGCGCGCTGTCTTCGTCACTATTAACAGAGGCGTCGAGTGATAAGTTTCCCCAGCGGCTCATTACCGAATGCCTGTTCTGCTGATTATGTGCTGCAACAAACTCGCGAACAGCTTTGCTGACGTCAGACATTTGCAGCCGTCCTTCTGCTAACGCGAGAAACATCGAGCCCGCTACGTCATCGCGAATGTAATCAGGCAGCGATGCGGTCGCCCGCATAACGGCTGTGTGAGCATCTACCCCATGGTTGCGTAGGATTGCCGGGGCGGCCAAAACGCGGTGAGCGTCGGAGTTACGACGATTGTAAATCGGCCGGTTTTTCTCAATCAGCCGTTTGATTTTTCGATCAATGGCTGGCGATACGCGCCTAAGCCTGATCAACATAGGAGCGGCAATCACTCGCTCGCTAGCGTGTAGATACCCCCCTGGGCCGACCCCTGTCGTTAATGTCCGTAAGGCTACCCCTCTTCGTAACCCCTCGAATAACCGCTCAACGGAGCGCTTGCTCGGAAGCCCTGTTTTCTTATGTTTTTTCGTCGCGGTGCGGCGACATGCCTTGCACACACGCTCTCCATCACCTTTGATGTAGAGGTTTTCGCCAAAAAATGGGTGCCCCCACTTGCAATGGGTTTTTTGGGCCTGAAATTTTGCCATTATTCACTTGCCCTTCAGCACCTTGATGTCGGGCATCTTGGTCCGCAGTTCGACCCCCAGCCCCAGCAGCAGCGCGCCCAAGGCTTTGGCCGCGACCACGTCGTTGGTTACGCTCAAGTGGATGCTGGCATAAGGCTTTTGGTCGCCGGGTTTCTGGTCGAACCCGACCTCCTTGACCCGATGCAGGTGTTTGTTCAACTGCGGGCCCTCGATCCGCACCGACAGGCTGCCGTCGCAATAGCGGGCGGCGACTTTGATCTCCTCGTTGCCTGCCACCAGATAGTAGCGGCTGTTTGAACTGGTGCCGTATACCGGCTGATACAGCTTGTCGGCCTGATACAGCGATACCCGGACGCCCTTGGCCATTTTCTCCACCGGGAACGTGTCCCACATCCCGGTTGGGGTATGCGTCACGACCTTGGCGGGGGCCGGTTCCTGCGGCGGCAGCTTGTCCAGCACCGAGGTGCCCGAACTCTTCCAGTCTACGGTTTGCACCAACGCCGCGCTGAGCATAATGTCGAACCCGGCCATCACGTCTTGCGGCGGGTGATCAGAATTGAGTTTGGTCAGCTGCTCCAAAGTGATGGGCACCGGCAGGCTGTGGGGGCCCAGCACGAACTTGAACGCCGTCGCCGACAGCATCACCAGACCACCCTTGGCGGTGAAGGCGTGCAGCAGCGCCTTGTCCTCGTCGCTGGTCAGTATTTTCTCCACCAGCGCCAGCCCGCTCATGCCCAACGGTTTCTTTACCACTGTAACGGCCACGTCATCCTCCTGAAGATCACAACCCGCCATCCACGCCGTAAACCAGTTGTCCACGGTGGATTTGGATTGAATAAGTGAATTATAGATGGGTTTCGCCATGGTTGAAGTGTAATTTGCAATTAATTGCACCGGCACTCAGTTTGCTTCTGTACCCCAGATGTTGACCTTGCACGGGATGCAACTGATCCGGTTCGGGATGCCGTGCACCACCCCGGGCTCGACCGCCTCGTTATCTTTGAACAGCGCCGGAGGGTTGTACTTGGTCTTGCTGCCGCCGTAGCTCTTGCTGCCGCCCACCTTCTTGATCCCGAACTGCTCCTTGAGGAAACTGACCTGCGACGAACTCTCCACCGCCTTGGGGCAATAGTGCTGGCGCACGTAGCTGATGGCGTCCTTCTCCCCGTACAGCGACACCAAGGCTGATAGCATCATGCCAGTGCGGCCGTGGCCGCCGATACAGCCGCAATGCACTTTCAGCCCAGCATCGACCTGCTTCTTGGTCCACTTCACCAGCTTCTGGAATTCCTCGGGGTGCCGGGGGACGCCCATGTCCTGGATTTCGAACAGGAACTCGGCCCCCTTCTTCCACGGCCACGCCCGGGCGGTCAGCTTCATGCTGTGATCGAAGCCGATGTAAACATCGGCGTCCTTGACCGCCGGGGAGGAGCAGCTGCCGCCGTAAATCACAAAATCGGTCCCCGGCAGCTGCAGCGCCGGATGCTTCTCATAGCACCGCCCATAGCTCCCGACGCTGGTCGTGCTGGAATACTTGTACTTGCCGCTCGACCCGTGCGACGTGCTGCCATAATCCCAATCGTCGTTGTTCACCACTGAAAATCCTCTGACACTGGCGCGGTCGCCATGAACGACGTCGGAAATGTTCCGTCTCTTACCCACGATGAGCCCTCCTTGGCTGCTATGCGGCGCGTTTGATCTTTTCTAACTCTAAACCAGGCATGACCGTGAAGTACTTCTCGGCCTTCTCTTTCTCCTGCTTGGCCTTCAATTCGGCGGCTTCCTTGGCTTTCTTTGCGGCGGCCTCTTTGGCCGCCTTGGCCTTGGCTTCTGCCAGCTTCTCGGCCTCGCTGGCCTTGGGGCTCATGCCGTACTCGGCGACCTGAACCTTCTTTTCATTGGGGTAACTCTGGTTCGCCCCCAACGCCTCGACCACGTACCAATCGATGTACTTGCCAATCTTGCCGGGGAAGTACTCCGATAGTTGCTTCATCCACTCGGCCAGCAGCGGATCAACGTAGTGCTTCACCGTCTTGTCGGCCAGGATTTGCTCCGGGGTCTGCCCCGAGCGCTGCACGTCCAAAATCCGCGCAATCGCTATGCCGTTGTAATGCCCGTACAGCATGCCCTTGTTGAAGATCGGCCCGTTGTTGTGACACAGCGTCCAGTTGGTATCGAGCATCATCTCGGCACTGAACTCGCCGTTGACGAAGCGGCACAGGCAATCGGTGACCCCGCCCCAGGCCTTGCCACCGAAACCGTGGCTCCACGTCGAATTGTAGAATTGCCAACGCAACGCCTCACAGAACGCCCCGATACCGACCTTCGGTGGATTTTTGATCAGCGCCGAGTGAATGCCCTGCTCGCCGCCATTGATGCTGGTGAAGAACTGCGCCACAGCCGGGCCGAACAGCGCGGCCATCTTGGGGCCGTCTTTCTTCAGCGACTGGTTATGCCTGGCCTCACGGGTGCAGATCAGCAGCAAGTAATAGAACGCCCGCACCGCCTTCGGCACCAGCACCTTGTGGTATTCTTTCATAAAGTCCCGCTCGAATTCTGGTAACGGTTCCAGCGGGTGCCGTTTCTGGGTGATCAAGGCCACCCCATGGTTCATGCCGTAGAACCACAACGCCTCCGTCTCCGGGATCGTGCTCGGCGAGGTGTCGCTTTGCATGAACGCCTGCAGCTTGGCGGTGGTGTGGTGCAGCGGGGTTTGGCGCATGTCACGCTGCTGGGTCAGCACGCGCGATTGAAAATAGGCCAGCGTATCTTGCGGGCAGGCTAAACTCACGGCAGGTTCCCTCCATGGAGTGGTGAGTTTTGATGGTTAGATTATAGGTGAAAACCACCATGGGTAAAGAGGAATGACCCGGGGAGAGCAGATTTGGCGGGTGGTGAGAAACCTGCCCTCCCCGGTTCGCACGGAGGCGATCTTGCGCTCGCCGCCCGCGCGTTAGCGCCAGAGCAACTGCCGGAGGTAACGTTTCCATCCCGCCCAGAACAGGTAGGACTTCAGCGCGGTGACGTCGAAATTGTTGACGTAGTCCTTCTGCTCGGGGGTCTCGACCGCGTGACCGACGTAATGCTTGCGGACATAACCGACCGGGTCATCCTTGCCCAGCGCCTTGGCCAGCACCGCCAGGAACAGCCCGGTGCGGCCGAAGCCGCCCATGCAGCCGACATAAACCAGCTTGCCGTCCAGCGAGGCGTCGATGATACGCTTGATCACGTTGACCACCAGCTCTTCCTGCTCCGGGGTGGGAACGTGGAAATCCTTGATCGGCACATGAGCGTCGATCTTCAGCCCCTTGGTCCGTTCCTCGCGGACGCAGACCCCGTAAGCTTTGTCACCCATGAACTCCGGGAAGTCATTGTAGGGGCCGCCATGCACCCTGATGGTTTGATAGCCGCCGCGCCAGCCCTGTTCGAACACCACGATCCCGTGGCCAATCGTGCTTTGAATGCGTTGTACAACGTTCACGTCTACCCCTCCTTGGCTTTGCCCCATTGGGCGTTTCAAATCCGGTTGATGGAAACCACCTCGTTATCCGTCACACGGAGCACGAAAGTGTCGAACCTGCGGTTACCTTCCGGGTGGGTGAAGGGGGCCGACCGCATTGCCATCCGCTGCAGCCTGCGGACCAAGTCTCCCCCCAACCCCAGCTCCCGCGCCTGCTTCACCGCCTCGTGGCTCACCCTGTATAACCGATGTTTCTTTACCAAACTGACGGTCATCCCACCCCCTGCACCGCTCGCTTCTTCTCACCCCGCAGCACCAGAACCTCCTGGGGGGCGTCGATTACCACCCGCGCCGTCGCCAGCGGCGGCTTGAACCCGGCCGAAACGAACACGTCGGGGACCAGCTCCTCTGAGCGGTCGTCCGAGATCGTATGCTTCTGCCCGGTGCGGTCGTTGCGCAGCACGAACTTGGTGTCCGAGAGCAGCGCCTGCACGATGAAG